ACCTGGCTCTAACCCCCGAATGGTGCCCTTTATAAGAGTCGGACCACCGGCTGGGTCTTGAATGAGGAGTATCAGTCCTTCCACAGTGTCTGAATGCTCTAGTGTTGATTGAGCAATCACAGTCTTATCTGAGCCTTCCTGTAATTGAGTAAGACTTTCACACTGACAAAGATGTGCTCGGGTTCTTGGACAAGATTGTTTACTTTCTGTTAAGCCTAAATTATGTAAAACGTTAGTTTTTGAGCCTTTTACTTTTTTGCTAAGTGATGGTGGTCTTCCGTCTTTGTCTACATCGAACCCAAACTTAGCAGCCTGCGTCTTAATTTCGTCGGTGTCTACATCAGATGTTGTATTAACACCTTTCACGATTCTACCGTCCTCATTAATATCTCGCCACTTCATTTCTTTTTACGCCCTCTAAATTGGACAGTGCCTGTCATATAAGGCTTTGAAAACCATAACTTAAACCAATCAGGGTCTCCAGGTTTAAGTCCCATTTTCTTTTCTTTCTTTTTGAGTTCTGCTGCGGTTAGACTGGGATTTTCGTCTATTTTGTATTCAGAGTAGCCTTGGAATTCGTTTATGCCGGCAAGTTTTTTTAGCTCGTCGATGTTAGCATACATATTAACCTGCCCTAAAGTTACTTAAAATCTCTTCTATATCATCATCTGAAACTGTAAATCTTTTACCTGCGCGAGTTTTGATAGTTTTGCCAGCAATAATTTTTAATACTTTGCTGAGTTTTTCTACGTCTTTTTCTTCCATAGCATACTTATAGATTTGATCTCTTAAATACTGGACTAGGCTTAATTTATCTAATACTAGGTCGCCTTCGTCTATATCTTTACCTTTAGCACGTTGATCGTCAACCCAGTCTTCATATTCTCGAGCACTTTGTACTTTGTCTGAATCTGGAGCATAGCCCATTGCTATAAGTTCTTCTGAGTTTTTGTTAGGTTTTTCAGGACGTATGCCTTCTGTCTTCTTTTTCTTTTTCTTTTCGTCTGAGCTGTGCCCAAAAGTTTTGTGTACCAGTTTGTCTAATTTTCTATGAAACTCATCTTCTTCTTCGCCACTAGCGTCTTCAGCTGGTTCTAATTCTTTTATGCCCATTCCGGTACGCACTGCCTGATACAAATTTTTCGCTAGTTGCTTATCAGGCACACCTTTTGTAAATGTTTCTAAATTACCTTCGGCTGCTGCTGCTCTCATTTTTGAAGCACTCATTCCTTCAGCACCTTCTGCGTCAGGATCTCTTTCACCTGCTGAAATTACTTTTATGCTATCAAAATTATATTCTTTTCCGTTGTAATCGTTAAAAAGTTTATCAAACTGTTCTACTCTGTCCGACCCTGCTACATAGATAATATCAGTGTAACCCATCTTCTCTAACTTTTGTAACATTTGTATAGGTGTTCGTACTTCATTATCACCTATTGTTATACCTTTAAAAAAGTTAACGGCAAATTGTTTTTTTATGTTGTGAGGCAATGGATCAGTTTTAGGTTTTTGTGTATGACTTAAAAATAAAAAATGATCTCCTTTTTGTTTTCTTATAGCATCTACTAATTTTTCGTGACCAATAGTAGGAGGATTCATTCTACCAAATGCTACAACTGCTGTTTTGCCAGGTGCTTCAAACAACTGTCTTAGTTTCATTTGTAATCACCTTTTCTTATTGCTGGCATTTCTTCCGAATAAATTTTCTTTGCAAGATTTTTTTTATCTTCGAGAGTAAAAAAATCCATCGGATTTCTAGAAATATCAAACTTTTTACAATAAGACTTTGCCGCTTCATCAATAAGAGGAAATATTAATTTAGAAGCAGTTTTTTTAATGTCAGATGATTCATAGCAATCACCTAATGAACACATAGCTGGATAATAATTTTTTCTATAAAATGTAGGGTCATTCCTCATAAAAATATGAAGATCGTCTACAATGTCGAATTTTAATTCGTTCGGCTCTAGCTTATTGTCTAATTCAAAAAGTTTCATATTACCATTTCCTGCAAGACCAATATCTCGCTTTTGTTCTTGGCCCTGGATTATCACAGTTATGTCTAGCACGGAACGAGCGTCTACGTGCTGGATTAGATTTTTTAATCTTCATGTTAGGGTCACCAAAGTTTACTTTTTTAATATTCTTAGTCTTTGGATCACGGACATATACTTTAAACTTTTTAACATCGCCACGCATTGGCTTGCCTAGTTTTACTTTACGACCTTGATACTCGGCTTCGTCTAGCGCATTGTCTTCGCCATATGTTTCGCATACTGATTTACCACAGCCGCAATTTTCGTCTTCGTTAAACCACATAACACCGTATTCTTCAAAAAAATCATCACCGTCATATGTTTCTTCTTCAGAAACTTCAATGTCATCCCCTGCGGAAATTTCAATATCAAAATCGTCATAACCTTGCTCAAACATAAAGTTTGCTAGGCGTTCTGCATAACCTTCTGCTTCTTCTTCGCTCAGTAACCTTTGTAACGGAATTTGAAAAACAGTAGCACCTTGTTCGGTCTCAAAAATTTCGTTGCCTGGAAAAATACTTTCGTCTAGAATTGTAACACCTTCTTGTTTTTCCATCACTATTCTTATAAAATGTTCCATCGCTATACCTTAATGATTTAATAATATACTTTGCACTGAGCCGTCTGTCCAGGACGAAATATAAGCTCTTACCCAAACATAATTTCCTGTAAAATTATAGATAAAACTTCCGTCACCATTTGCATCAGTTTCACTTGTGCTTTCGTGTTCAGTTGAAGAAATAGTGAACCAATCAGAATCGCTAGGATCTACAACTAATGTAGCCTGCATTACTACCTTACCAATAAAACCTGTAACAGAATATTGTACAGTGTGAAAACCGTCTGTACGGCCGTAGTAACCGTCTCCTTTATACTTAGATCCGGTTAAAGTTTCAGTAGTGCTATCTCCTGGATGCACCTGTGATGATAAAATTGTTTCGCTATTACTTGGCATATACTTATTTATGCCTAGTTTTGTTTAACCACCAATCTGTCGACTCTGCGTAAATTGATCCCGCATAAACTTATTAGTTGTAAAATCTTTTCATCTCTGACGTAAAAGTATAGTCCTTCTACATTTAATCCTGTACGTATTGCTTTTTTTAAAACAGGACCAATTTTTACTTTATCTTGATTATTAATTAACCAATTACAGTTGTTTTTTGCATTTTGTCCTAGTGTACACCTATATTGATGCCCATTATTGTTGGAAACTAACAATACATGATCGTCAAGAATATCTACATACGCATCATTAGGGCGCCACATTTCACCTTCGACTTTTAAGGTACTAGCAATATCTTCCAACCATGCGTCATTGTTAGAATAAATGCTTATTGTAGGCTTTTCAATTCTTAATTTGTAATCTACTTCAGTATTATTAAAAATTTGATATAATTTTTTTGCATTTTCAAAAGCCTCCAAAGACACTGTTTGATCCCGATAGGTTCCAGGAAACAATAACAATGGTCTTTTAGCATCAGCATCAGCTTGTAATTTATCAAGTTTTTTCCTTGCGTGGCGGAAGTCTTTTCCTCTAAAAATAGTCGCACAGGAATTGTTGATGTTTAATTTAAATGCGTATTGATCAAAAAATAAATGTGTTGTTTCAAACAGCAGCAATTGGTTCTTCCTCTGTAGCGGCAGAAGTATTTAGCTGTAACTCTTTGTCGTTTACATCGACAGTAATATTGCCACCATTTTTCAAATTTCCAAATAGTAACTCTCTTGAAAGAGGACGTTTAATTTCTTTATCAATCACACGTTGCAAAGGTCTAGCACCCATCTTCTTATCAAATCCTTTCTTAACAAGATAATCAATGGCTTCATCTGTAACTTTGATATCAACGTTTTTATCTTTAACCATATTTTTAAGGTCAACTAAGAATTTACCTACAATTTTAATCATTACATTCTTAGACAATTTGCCAAAGGTAATAACACCATCTAAACGATTTCTAAATTCTGGAGCAAAATACTTTTTAAGCTCAGTGTCTTCGTATTCTTTTTCCATTTCGTCATTAAAGCCGATTGCATTTTTTTCAGCATCTTTAGCACCAAGGTTGGTAGTAAGAATAAGAACAGCATTTCTAGCATCTGCGGATTTACCATTAGAACCTGTTACAAATCCGTTGTCCATTACTTGTAGTAAAATAGAACTTACATCTGGATGAGCTTTTTCTATTTCATCTAAAAGCAATACACAATTTGGATTTTCTTGTAGTTTAGTAATTAACAAACCTGCATTTTCTTCAAAACCAACATAGCCTGGAGGAGATCCTATCAACTTAGATACAGAATGTTTTTCTTGGTATTCGCTCATATCAAAACGCACTAACTCAACTCCCAACTCTTTTGCTAAAGACTTAGCAGTTTCAGTTTTACCAACGCCAGTTGGACCCATAAACACAAATGATCCAATAGGTTTGTCGTCGGGCTTAAGGCCTGCTTGAGCTACTAGAATTTTATCTACAATATCTTCAATAGCTTTATCTTGGCCGTACACTGTTTTCTTTAAATTGTCTTCTAAGTGTGCAAGATTTTCTGTTTCTTTTTCTGCAATTTGTTCTGTAGGCAAGTTAATTGCTTTTGCAAGTTCAAATTGTATTTCTTCTGTTGAAACAACTTTTGCACCTTCAAAGCCTTTCTTAAGATTAAAACGCGAGCAGGCAGCATCAATTAGATCAATTGCTTTGTCAGGAAGTTTTTTATCTGACTGATATTTTACACTTAACTTAACTGCTGTTTCTATTGCTTCTTGTGTAATTTCTGTTTGATGATAATCCTCATAGTATTTTTTAATGCCGTTCAAAATATCATGTGTAACAGATTGAGAAGGTTCGTCTACACTTACACGTTGGAATCTACGCATTAATGCTCTGTCCTTTTCAAAACTTTTTCGATATTCTTCCCAAGTAGTTGAAGCAATTACTTTTAGATTACCTTTAGTTAAAGCAGGCTTTAACATATTAGCAAGATCGTTTGAATTTCCTGATCCGCCAGCACCTGCTCCTTGCATCATATGTGCTTCGTCGATAAACATAATAGTTTTGCCCTTCTTCTTTAAGGCAGACAAAACAAGTTTAAATCTTTCTTCAAAGTCGCCACGATATTTTGAGCCTGCAATCATACCGCCGATGTCTAACATAAACACTTCATATTCTTGTAAGAAGTCGGGAACATTTCCTTGCATAATATTGAAAGCCATTCCTTCTGCAATGGCTGTTTTACCAACACCAGGATCGCCTACAAGTAAAACATTATTTTTTGTTCTACGGCCTAGTGCTAAGGCAATCATATCTAATTCGTCTGACCTGCCGATTACAGGATCAATTCTGTTTGCTTTAACTTCTTCATTAAGGTTAGTAGTAAACTGTCTAAGAGCTTTTTGTGCCTGACCAGACATTTCTTCATCTTCAAAGTTTTCCTCTAACTCTGTGCTCACATATTCAGCTAGAGTATCTTTTTGTACATTTGCTTGGTTTAAAAAATATGTTGCTAAACTTTTCTTCTCAGATAGAATACTTAATAGAACATCTACAATTTCAATGTAACTTCTTCCAGCAAATAAAACCTGTGTAAAAGCTCTATTAAAAACACGTTCTACAGCCTGAGTTTTTTTAGGTTTATGCTTGGTACTTTCGACTTTTAAGTTGTCACATTTGTTTTTAAGGTGATGTTCAAGATTGCTTTTCAAATAGTCTACATCTGCGCCGTAGCCTTTTAATAAATTTACGAAGTTTTCTTCGCACAGCATAGCAAAAAGTAAATGTTCTACAGTTACATATTCGTGTTGAAGCTTTCTAGCGTCTTTGATAGACTTTTCAAAAACAAGTTGTAAATCTTCGTTCGGTTCAACCATTATTTGATTTCCTCAGTTTTCTTTGTAATTTTTTCTGTCTAGATTTTGCAATGTCTAACTTTAACCTACTTACTCTTTGGCTAAAATCTATACCTTCTAAATGATCGTATTCGTGCAAAAAACACCTAGCATCTATTCCTGTAAACTCTATTATACATTCTTTTGCATCTAAGTCAAGGAATTGTGCAACCACTTTCTTTGGACGAGTAATCTGTAAAAACAGTAGAGGACTAGATAAACACCCTTCCTTTTCAGCAACAGTCTCTTCACTGATTTCTCTAATAATAGGATTTATAATTGCAAAAGGTTTTGTTATTTCTTTGTGTTCTAACGGACGCATGACAAAAATCCTAGCGTCTAATCCAACCTGATTTGCAGCAAGTCCGATACCGTTATTTTCCATCATAATTTTTGCCATCTCTCCACTAATTTGTTTAGCATCGAGCTTGTCAAAATCAAATTCTGTTTCTATTCTTTTATCTAACCATTCATTTGGTGCTTGTAGTAATTCCATTTTTAATTTTTTCTAATTCTTCTAAAATTTGTTTATCTTCAATATTTGGAACACTTGTATTAAAACGTACATAAGCATTCCCCCTGCGCCCTGTTCTAACGTTAGGCATTCCGTATCCGTTTATTCCAAAGTTTGTACCGACTTGAGTACCCTTTGGAACTTTTATTTGTAACTTCTTATTATCTATAGTATTAATTATTATAACACTTCCTAACAAAAAATCAAAGACATTTATAGTCTTTTGGCAAAATAAATCATCGCCGTCTCTAGTCCAAACCGGATGTTTTTCTATTTGCACTTTTACTAATAAATCACCTCGCGGAAATCGTTTGTCATAATCATCTCCAAAACTAGAAAATTTAATAGTGTCACCGTGTCGAGCTCCTCGCGGAATATCAATATTAATTTTTTCGTCTCTACCGCTGTTTAATTTATATGTTGCTATTAAACTTTTACCTACTAAAGATTCTTCTAATGTTATTCTTGCACCTATTGTTATATCTCTATTCTTAGCTCTACGTTGTTGAAACATATTGCCAAAAATATCTTCAAAGCCGAATCCTGCATTACCAAAAGGATCTCCGTTGCTAAAAGGGTTACCGCCCATCTGTTGAGGATCTGCTGTTCCGTATTGATCATACATTTGTCGCTTGTTGTCATCACTAAGCACTTCGTATGCTTCGGTAATTTTTTTGAACTGCTCTGCATCGCCGCCCTTGTCGGGATGGTGTTTGCCTGCTAATTTGCGATATGCTTTTTTAACATCTTGTTTTGACGCAGATTTAGAAACGCCCAATGTGTTATAGTAATCCATATAATTACTTATCGGGCGTGTTTAAGAGTTTTGTGTTTACTGGTTATTTGTCTGTAGGATCTTTTTTGCTTGATCCAGTATACAAACCAAACCATGCTGCACCTGCACCTACTACAACTGAAATTAGTCCTGACTGTTCCATACTTGGAGCAGGTAAACTCATATACCAAATTACAGTTTTATAAAGTAGAACAATATACACAGTTAAAAACAATCTTGGAAAAATGCGCCATGCATCAACTGCACGGGCCATATGAATCCAATTTTTATAAGGATTGACTCCTAAATCTTTAGCACTCGCATCAATTTCAAGTTCTAAATTAACTTTCTTTTTATGATCTGTATTTTGTATTGTTACTTCTGTATCACTCATTTTTTGCCCTCTCAATAAGTTTAAATTCTATCGCCGTCCTTGTATTCGACATTTTTTCTAGTTCCGCCTATAATTTTAGGCTTTAATTTTACCTTTATAGGATTGGCTTTTTGTTTCTTTACATCTACTTTAGTTAAATCCATTCTAATTAGTTTTGGCATTTCTTTTACCTTCTAGTTTTTTAATGCGACCATCGAGCTCAGGCCACACATCAAATTCATGTAGTTCTTTACACGGATGACTATTTTTTTCAAGTTCTATCATGCGAGATTCAATTTCGTCTATCTTTGAAGTTATTTTAGGATATTTTACACGCCAAGCATCTGGATCGTTTTGAAACCAAGTCCATCCCCAACGTATTGCTAGATATTCTAAAAAACCATCAAATTTGTTTACAGCCCAAATCGCAATACGTGTATCTCTGAACCAAAACAAAAATGCCGCACCAAACATACTGCCTGCTAATGCAGTGTATATCCATAAGCGATCCGTCGCCATGCGTTCAATTATTTCCCACATAAAATAACCCTTCTATTGTATATACAATATTTAGTCGTTTTTTGGTTTAAAAAGATTGAGTATACGAGGTCCAGTTGATTCTGGTTGAGGTTGAGGTTGAGGTTGCTGCGGCTGATCATTATCTGCTGCGGCAGCATCTAGTTGATTTTGCTGTCTTTCTTCGTTTTCTTCAAGCCAGCCATCTTTTCCTTTAGGAGCAGTTGCTTCTCTATAGTAATAGATAATTTCTTTTTGTTGGGCAATATATCTTTTAATTTCTTGTAGGTTAGCAGCCATTGCTTCGTATCCATCTGGAGTTAAAGCCATAATAACAAAATCGCTGTCTAGTTCTTTTTCTATTTCTATAATTTTTTGTTCTAGATTGCCACAAACTTCTATTGGATCACCATGTTTGTCTAACAGTTGTTCTAGCTCTATTCTGTTACCTTCAGCATCTCTAGAAGTTCTTGTAGCAGTCGAACCATCTTCTTTTACATATTCTTCAGTTTGGAATTTTTCTGTAGTGTACCAACCTTGTTTGTGTTTACCTGTAGCAGGTTTACATGGTGTGTTTGTAATAACTTTCCATTCTACATCTGTTAAATTAATAGCGTTTGGCAAAGGTGGTGCGTAAACTTCTACTTCCACAGTTTCTGTAATAACTTTTACAGGCGGTAATTGTGGATATTGTGGCACTGGAGTAGCACAGCCTGTTAGTACAATTACACCTGCCAATGCTGCTATTAATTTATTCTTCATTATCTACTCTCTGGACATTTTCTAAATCTGCTACTTCTCTACTTAGTTCTTCTATTCCGTCGAATTCTCTCTTAGTGGCTGCGTTAGCTCTTGGTTCGATCATTCCTGGTCTAGAACGTGCAAGTTTTGTAAAGTTATGATTTTTAAAGATTTCCATTGCTTCTCTTGCTCTAGCATCTGCTTCGTTAAATTGATTTGTAAGAGTTCTAGTTAACTCCATTTGCTTTTGCATACCTTCTTCTAAACTGCGAATAGTTGCTTCGTTCTGTTGAGCAGCAGTTTGAAGAGCAACATTTTGTGCTTGGTATGCTTCGAGTTGCATAGTCTGTCTTTGTATTTGATCTTCTAAACGGTCTACAATCCATGTGTGTGCAGCCCAGCCAGCGCCAGCTAAGATTAAAACTATAGGTAGAGCTTTAAGCATTCCAAACATTATACGTTTTCCAATCTAACCATTAGTCGTTCTGCACGATTAGTTACTTGCTTGTGCCAGCGACTGTCTCTGCCTTCTACTGCGGCTCTTTTCCAATCACAGTCTTCTAGTGCTTTGCGGAAATTTTTAAAACCGCCTAAACGTGTACGGCCCATGTTGAACATCATGTTTACAAGTACTTCCTGTACTTCTCCTGGCCATTCATTAAACTGATCTCCGTATAGAGCAACACACTCACCAATTGCGGTGTCAAGGTCACGTTCAAAGACTTCTGCCACTCGCTGTTCAGATACGGAAGTTCCAACTGGTTCGCCATGTTCTGGATCCCCTTCTGTGACCAAATGTCCAACTCCGAATGTTGGGTATCCCAAATGATCGAGGTAGATTTCATTTACTACTCCTTCGTCAATCTTCAATTGTTCGAATACTGCTTGTCTGTTCATTGTACTTCCTTTCTTAAAAAAATTAAACATTTTTTCGGGTGACAACTAGTGCTTTGTTTTTGTTTTCAAGCATAAACTTGTTGCCAAATTTTGTTATGTTGTAGTCACCTATATACTTTGATAAAAATATTATTTCAGCAAAGTCATTAACATTAATGCTTTCTTCAAGTTTTTCTAGCATTTCTGTTTTATCTCCGAAATCAACCACGTCAAATTTTAAAGGTTCTGCCCATTTTTTATTTATAGTAAGCTCGTCTTCTATTAAGTCTATATTTTCAACATAACTTTTGTTAAAAAAGTTTTTAAAATTGTCTAGGTTAGATTCATTGACTTTTATACCATAATCATCTGGACTTGCTGGTATCATGCTTTCTAGTGTTGCTTCGTCAGCATCTAGTGATTTAAAACCTTTGTAATATCTAAATTTTAAATTATCTAATCCAGATAATTTTTTCACTCCGTCTGCAATTTCGTATATTTCTTTTGCTATTCCTTTTTTTCTTTCTAGTTCTACAAATACTTTATAAGTTCCGTCACTCTGCTCGCCGGGTGTTACATCAGCATCAAGTACAAAATCAAATCCTTTTTCTATAAAGTTCATTAAGTCTTCAGCAGGGGCTTTGTCCTTTGTTGAAAAACTTAGTGTAACTATGTCCTTGTCTTCGCCCATCTTAGAAGCGTAAGAATCAATTTCGAATATTTTGTATACTAGATCTTTTAAATCCCCAGTTCTTAACCCCATTACAATTCTCCTGTAGGTTCTTGGGCTGTTTGTTCTGCTGGTTGTACTTCTTGTTGTGCTGGTTGTATCGGAACTGCTGGTTCTTGTATTAAGCCAATCTGCTCTGCATAGCCGCCATAGATATCTGTAATTAATTTTTTAGGCATCTTAACTTCGACAATCCAAATAGGTTCTCGATCTAACTTGCCCTTCTTTGTACCAGGACGAATGTCTCCAGGCTCTCGTATCTTACGTGGTTTAATAATATGATCTTTTGCATAGGTAACTTTGCAATCATAGTCAAGTAGCCTTTTACCTCCTGTTGGATCAGGCATTTGATTTCTGGGCCACATGAACGAACACGTTACCCAATGTCGATCAATATCAGGACCTTGTACTAGTTCACCTTCTTCCCAATTTTCATAGACATAAATGTCCAATTCGTCGAGAACTCTTTCAAAATCTTTTAAGATTTGAAAAGCAGTATTACTTTCGTAAATACCTTCTACGTTTTTAACAAGGTCGTATACATCATACATATGGTTATTCCTACAAACTATATAGTTATTTATCCATCCTCTATGGTTATAATAGTATTTTTTAATGAGACAAACGGGTATAAGTATTTTTGTAGAAGATGTAATTCTACATAACCTTTTATATCCAAAACAAGGAGGACTTAATGGGTGCAAAAAGAAAGTCTCGTCAGAGACATAATAATTACAGCAATGTAATATCAATAGACACATTTCAAAAAAAACATCAAGTAACAATCCTACCTAGAAACAAAAATCAAGAAAACTACGTGTTAAAACTGCTCGATCCAGCGAAAGACATAGTCTTCGGTATTGGTCCAGCGGGAACAGGCAAGACCCTTTTGGCTGTGCAAGTAGCTGTTAAATTGTTTAAGGAAGGCGATATAGACAAAATAATTGTTACACGACCAGCAGTAAGTGTAGATGAAGATCTTGGATTTTTGCCAGGAACGCTAGAACAAAAAATGGCGCCTTGGACAAGACCAATATTCGACGTTTTGCGTGAATACTTCGATGCACGACAAATAGAAGGCATGATAGAAGAAGGCATAATAGAGATAGCACCTCTAGCATACATGAGAGGCCGAACATTCAAGAATGCTTTTATACTAGCAGACGAGATGCAAAACGCAACTCCGAATCAAATGAAAATGTTACTAACACGTTTAGGTGAAGGCTCACAAATGGTTGTAACAGGCGATCTTGCGCAAGCAGATAGGCTTAAAGACAATGGTTTAATAAATTTTATTGAACTGTTAAACAAAAACAAATCAGATTATTTGGACGTAGTCCAATTTGAAAATAAAGATATAGAGAGACATAAAGCAGTAAAGGCTGTCTTAGAAGTCTACGGAGAAGAGTAGACAACGGGGGCAGTAATGCCCCCTATATAATTGGGACAGGTTGATCTTTAAGGTCAAGAGTATCAGCTATATCTAACCACAGATCAGTTTGTTTTTT